TATGAAGAAATAAAATTAGAAAATGGTGTTGTTGGTCAAAAAAGATATGATCTAATCGTGTCTCATTTTGAAACAGATGGTGTCAATGAAAAGCATGAAATAAAAGTTATCAGTGGAGAAGGTGAAACTATTCCACAGTATACAAATAGTGATACATTCAATGGAGGTACAGTTAGTGAGATGCCTTTATATCTTGTAGAAATTGATGGAATAAGTATTAAAAGTGTTAAAAGTCAATTTGATATCATTCCTAATTTGCAAGAACTTATTGACAAAATGGTTATGTATAAAGAATAGAGGTGATGATTTTGATTGTTGCTGAAATTATTCAAAAAGGATTGACTATATCTAGCAGTACTAGTGATATTCCATATCAATATAGTGGAAACATTCAAATGCAATTCATCAAGGATGAAGGCTATGATAATTTTAGTGTTATAGGTTTTTATAGAACAAATTATTTTGAAAAAACTCAGTTGTTGGAAATTGATGAAAATGGAGTGTTTTCATTAAATAAAGATGCATTTCAAAAAGATGGATTATTGAATTTATCTTTTCTGTTAGTTAGTGAATTAAAGGAAGTACATCTTGGTGTCGTATCTTTTATTGTTAAATCTACGATAGGAAATGGCAATGATATTCTTCCAGAAGAACGTACAGAATGGATAAAGATTGTTCGTAGTGAGGTTGACGGTTATTTAAAGTCAATTGATTTAGATGACAAGTTTGATATTATGCAAGATAAAGACTTGGAAAACATATGGAATGAAATTTTTAATTAAATAAATTTATAGAAAGAAAGAGGAAAAAAATATTATGAGTTTTGTAACTGATTCAATTTTAAAAACAGCCCTAGGAAAGATTAAAGCATGGGGCGAAGGAAAATTTGTAGCACAAGAATCTGGAAAAGGATTATCTACAAATGATTATACAACAGTAGAAAAAACTAAATTAGATGGTGTTGCTACTGGTGCACAAGTAAATAAAATTGAAAGCGTAAAAGTAAATGGTACAGCTTTAACTATTGATTCATCAAAAGCGGTAAATGTTGATCTAACAGCTTATGCTAAATCAGCTGATGTAACAAAAGAAATTGCTTCAGCAGTTTCAGGGGTAACTCAAATTGATTATTCAGTCGTTGAACAATTGCCTTCAACTGGTAAAAAAGGAGTTATTTATTTAGTTGCAAATAGTGGCACAGGAAGCAACATCTATGATGAATATATCTATATCAATTCTAAATTTGAAAAATTAGGTTCAAGAGAAATGGATCTAAGTTCTTATGCTAAAAAGACTGATATTCCAACAAAAGTATCATCATTAACAAATGATTCAGGATATCAAACCGCAGCACAAGTAACTTCAGCTATCGATGCTAAATTAGTAGTAATGACTGATACTGAATTAAATACAATGTGGACTGAAGTATTTGGAGCATAATCAACTAGGAGGTCTTATATATGAAAGATTTCTTTAAAAGAGTTTTGTTTTCAAATGTAAGTGAGCACGCATCTTCAACAACTGTTTCAGCTAATAGCACTAAGTTTCTAACAAGTGATATTTTAAAAACTTTTATGACAAAGTTAAAAGATACGTTTGTTTTGAAGTCACAATTAACATCATTGCAAAAGCGAGTTGGACAGCTTGAAAAGACAGTCAGTGAATTAGAAACTGATTTAAAAGATGCAGTATATTACAAAGAGTAGATTGATTTCTGCTCTTTTTTAAAAGGAGAAAAATATGAAAGATTTTGAAACACGTGAGTGCGTTGTACACACACACACACACGACTTACAAAAATTAGAGAAGGTACATCAAAGTGCCTTTTCTCATTCTTTAAAAAGATTGGTGGTGACAAGCATTTAGATTAAAACTAACCTAGATGCCAATATGCCAAAATTTATTGATAAAGATGAAAATAAATTGCTTGATTTACAAATGTCAACTGATGAGCACTGGACTGGAAAATACTGGATTGATGGTAAAAAGATTTATGAAAAAATTATTACATGGACTGGTTTAAATGTTGGTGTAAGTACAATCAATCATTCAATCAGTAATTTAAACGAGTTTATTGATTATGAAGTCACATGTTCTAATGGAGAAGATTTCTATAGATTCCCAGTTGTTTATTATGCAAATGGGAATAACGGAACGTTCTACTCTACGTATTTCATTTTGAATGTAAACAATATTCGTTTTGCTAACAATTACAGTTGGGCAAATTATAAATTTAAAGCAATTATTCGTTATACAAAAAGCTAAAGGCACTTATGTATCTTTTCTTATTTGATTTTTATTAAAAGAATTAAAGAAAGAGAGGATCATACAAATGTCAAAAGTTAAAAAATTCGTGGGGGGGGGTACTGTTTACTAGCAATAGTAAAAACAGTATCCTTTTACCTATCACCTTTGAACAAGGAGGTGCAGTTGAATAGCTGTGCTTCTTTAAAAAGAGGTGCTATTTATGGCTAAATTTATCGATTCTAAAGGCAATGAAATCAATGCTGATGTTGTTCTATGGAGTGGTAGTCATTTTGGATATGGTCACGATCTAACACTAAGTGATGATGCTTTGAAATTTAAAGAGCTAATCATAATCAGTGATGATAGCGCAGTTATTGCACCAATTATTGATGGTACAATCGTATATTCTGGTGTTGTCAACAACTGGACTGTTACTAATATGACCTTTAAATATACTCAATCATCAAAACTGTTACACATTGATAATTGCAGATGGACAGATTCATCTAACAATCAAGGCACAACTATTACAAAAGTTATTGGAAGATATTAGTCATAAATAAAAAAGCTATTCCTTTATATGGGAAAATTTGTTAAAAATGATGGAACTAAAATTCCAATTGGAACAATGTTATTTGATGGTGCAACTCAAAGCAATTTTACTTTAAATGATGATATATCCAATTATGACTATCTAGAGATATTCTATAAAAGTCATAACTGGATTAATCCTAAAAGTACTAGAATGTCATTAAAAGCAGGTGCAAGAGTACATTTATCAGATGTACGTGCGGATGAAAATACTATTACAATATATGAGATGACTCTTGTTTTCAGTGGCAAAAACGTTACATTAAGTGGATGTACTAAAGTCGCTGGTGGTGCGTATATAACTGCGGTTGAAGGAACAATATACCAAGTAATAGGATACTGATTGCTAGCAAATAGGAACTTATGTCTCAATTTGTTAATGCAAATGGAAATACATTATTAAATCTTAACTTTTCTTTAGAAGAACAAGAAACGGGATTATATTGGATAGATGGTAAAAAAATATATTGCAAAGTAATACTCGTAACTGGGTTTGATAGCAAGGATAAATATGTACCACATAATATATCAGATTTAAACAGAGTATTGAGTTGTGATTTATTTATAAAAACAAGTGATGGAACAAACCACATGATGCCGCGTGCACATAAAGATGACGATCATGATGGTATTTCTATTCAAATAACTAAAACAAATTTAATATTGCAAGTTGGAAAATCAAATGGTTTTCCAAATGCAACAGGATATGCAATATTGAAGTATATAAAAAGCGAATGATTAAAGGACGAAAGTCCTTTTTTTGATGCCCTGGACACGGCTTAAAACTATCTAGAAAGGGTGATTGAATTGAAAGTTAAAAAATATGATTTTAATCAGTGGGTAAAAGCTGCAGGTATTAGAGCAATCAAAACAGTAGCTCAAACTGCTGTAGCACTAATTGGAACATCTACAGTCATGAATGAAGTGAATTGGGCAATGATCATCAGTGCAAGTTGTCTATCTGGTGTTGTTTCTATTCTAACAAGCGTTGCAGGACTTCCAGAGTTGGAAGAAATTGTAGATGAAGGTTAGGAGTGAAATCATATGACAGAAGCAGTTACAGTTGCTTTGATTTCTGGTCTATGTGTAGCTGTGCCTAGTGTAATCACTACAATGTTTTCAAACAATAAAGCTAATACATTAATGAATTATCGTATTGATGAGCTGACAAAAAAAGTTGAAAAGCACAATAACGTAGTTGAACGTATGGCGCTTCAAGAGCGTGAAACTAAAGCAATATGGAAAAGAATTGATGAAATCAAAGAGGAATTAGAGAAAGAGAGTGAATAGCTCTCTTTTTATTTAAAAAAAGGAGGAAATAGCATATGAGTTATGTTATGAAAGAACATTTAGCGAATAAAGCTAATTATGGTTCAAAAAGAGATTTATCAAAAATTAAATATTTAGTCATTCATTATACAAGTAATGATGGAGATAGTGATGAAGCAAATGGAAAATATTTTGCTAACAACGTAGTTAAAGCTTCTGCCCATTACTTTGTTGATGATGATTCAGTTACACATTCAGTTCCAGATGATTACGTAGCTTATAGTGTTGGTGGTAAGTGTCAATCGGCTCATCATCCAATGTATCAAATCATCACTAACAGTAATTCATTGTCGATTGAAGTATGTGATTCCAATAAAAATGGTGTTGTTGAAATTACCGATAAGACATTAGAAAATGTATATGCATTAGCACGTGCGTTGATGAAAAAATATAACATTGATATTGATCATGTTTATCGTCATTATGATGTAAATGGTAAATTATGTCCTAATTGTAATGGACTTTTAGATGACAATGTTTGGAAAAATTTTAAAAATAATATTGTTAATTCAACTGTTGGAAATCTAGGGACATCTACTGCTACTCCATCTGCAGCTAAAAATGACAACTTAGACAGTATTATTTCAAGAGGACAACAACATTCAATTAACTTTACGGGACATAGTATTGCAACTGATGGTGCATATGGTCCTAAGACTCAAGCAAATATTGCTAGATGCTTCCAACATGCAATGAATTTGGATTATGGTTCCAAATTAACAGTTGATGGCTCATTCGGAAAGAAATCTAAATCAGCGTTAGGACATCACTATGTTAAAAGAAAAGAAACTCAATATATGGTAACAGCGGTAGAAATTGCATTAATGTGTCGAGGATACGATGTTGGCGGTGTTGAATGTCCAGGTCAATTTGGTGGTGGGCTAGAAGCTGCAGTTAAACAATTTCAATCTGATAGAGGATTAAAAGCTGATGGAATAGCAGGAAGAAACACTATTTTGAAATTAATGGGTGTTTAGA